AGCCCGACCCCTTGCTCCTCAAGGTGATGTCAGCCATCCACCAGACGGCCGAGAAGCCCGCAGCAGGCTTCCGCACCATCGACGAGTGGGCCGTGGTCTGGAAGTGCAAGCGCAACGCCGCCCGCGAATACGTCATCAAGGGAATGCGTCTCGGCATCATCGAGAAGCGCATCTACCGCCGCATCATCCGCAGGGACGCCAAGCCCTACCCGACCGCCCACTACGGAGAAAAGACTCGCCAGCGTAAGTCCTAAGCCCCTTAGTCGCAAATCCTCCAAGCCATGGAACCATACTACCAACAGGGAGTCGTGACCCTTTATCACGGCAAGGTAGAGGAATGCCTCTATCAAACAATAGACCCAACCAACTGCCTGACGATTAGTGACCCGCCTTACAACTTGGGTTATCACTATGACGAATGCGAGGATAGCATGGGCGAGGACGAATACTTCCGCTTCATGGCGTCGGTGTTTACTCCTGGGCCTTCGGTCATCATCCATTATCCCGAGGCCATGTATCGCATCGCCAAGGCTATGGACGCCTTCCCTGAGCGTGTAGTTGCTTGGGTGTACCCATCTAACACGCCCCGCCAACATCGCTCGGTGGCTTGGTTCGGCTGCAAGCCAGATTTCCGAAAGGATGGTCAGCCCTACCGCAACCCAACTGACCCTCGTATCGCCAAACGCATCGCCGAAGGCAAGACGGCTAGGCTCTACGATTGGTGGCAAATCAATCAGGTGAAGAACGTATCCGGGGAGAAGACCGAACACCCTTGCCAAATCCCGGTGGCCTTGATGGAGCGCATCATCCGCATCACGCCAAGCGATTGCATTCTGGATCCGTTTGCTGGCTCAGGGACTACCCTATTGGCGGCTCAGAACTTAGGTCGCAAGGCAATCGGCATTGAGATGTCAGAGAGGTATTGCGAAATCATTGCCAAGCGACTGGTCGAACAGGCGAAGCTTGTTTAAGCCATGGAACCCATCCCACCTTCCGCCCTCGACGCGGAACGGCACATCCTCGCCGTCTCCGTCGCCCAAGGCACACCGCTCCCCAGCGGACTCCTGCCGTCCTGCTTCTTTGAGCCTAAGCATCAGGACATCGCCTCAGCCATCACCGGCCTCATCGACGAGGGGGTCGTCCCCGACGAGCTGACGGTCTCCGAGCGTCTCCGCACCCTCGGCTCACCCGTTGAAGCCTTCGAGGTCTCCGACCTAGCGACCACGGGGGCCTTCATCCAGCCGAACCCTGCATGGGGCGATGCGGTGATTAAGACCTTTAACCTCCGCAAACTTGCGGAGCAAGCCCGAGCCGTCCTGCAAGTCGTCGGGCAACCCGGCGCCGATCCAGACGCCATCCTCCTCGCGCAAGAGCAACTCGCCCGAAGCCTACAGGTCCGCAAGGGACAACCAGGAGGAGATAACTCCACCGAGTACTTCGACCTCGACGCCATGCTGGCCTTCGACCCCAAGGACGACAAGACGGTCCTCATCGGGGGCGACCGCCGTTGGATTTGCCAAGGCTACCCGTTCCAGATCGTGGGCTTCTCCGGCACGGGCAAGTCGTCGATGGCGGCACACCTCGCCGTCAACTGGGCAATCGGTCACGCCCCTTGGGGCCTCCGACCCGTCCGACCCTTGCGTATTCTCATGGTGCAAGCCGAGAACGACCTAGGGGACGCCAGCGAGGCAATCATCGGGGCCACCGCGAAGCTAGTGGAGTCAGACCGCCGACTGCTCAAGGAAAACCTCATCTTCGTCCGACAGGCCACCAAGACGGGCTTCGCCTTCGTGGAGTACCTTGGGCAGATGGTCGAGAAGCATCGCATAGACCTCATCATCGCCGACCCGCTCCTCGCGTACGCCGACTTCGACATCGCCTCCCAAGCCGAGACGACCGCCTTCCTCCGTGGCCCTGGAGGTGTCCACGAGATGCTTCAGCGCACGAAGGCCGCCCTGCTGTATATGCACCACACCACCAAGCCCAAGTCGGCTGACGATCTGGACGGCATGACGCCCCAGCAACTCGCCTACCTCGGTGCCGGCTGCTCGGAGTGGGTTAACTTCGCCCGCGACTCTGGCTACCTCTTCCGCACGTCCCGCAAGTCCTCGGACAACCGCCCCGTCTACCGCTTCGGCTTCTCCAAGCGTCAGTCCCGCTCGGGTCTCAAGGACGCGTCCGACCGCTTTGCCGGGCACATCCACCTCTGCCACGCCGAGGGGGGAGACATCCGCTGGGAGTACGCCCCGCCCGACATGGACGACCAGAAGGCCCATTCCAGCCCCGCCAAGGGGTCGCCACGCCGTCCGAACTCCCTTTGAGGGGTAGGACAGCCATCAACGCCCAAGGACGGCCTGAATACCCAAACAAGGCACCAACGACTTACGCAGGGGGGAGACTATGCAACTCCGTATTACTATCGTAATTATTGTCTCATTTACGGCTACGCTGACGCTCGCCTAATTCGCCAATGGTTTCTGACGACCAACCAAGGCCCAAGAGGAAGGCCACCGAGACCCAAGCAGCCTATCTTCGGAACAGGCGCCGACTGACCAAGCATTGGCGGACCCTGTGGAGGACCAAGCCCGAGAGGATGGAGACCGCTAGGGGCAAGGCCACCCTTGCCGCGTCCCTCAAGGTCCAAGAGGCCAACCGATGGCTGCAAGATACAGTCAAGGAATGGCCTGAGACCTTCACGGCCTTCGAGCTGGTCCAACTCGCCAAGCAACTCCCCTACGTCCGCAAGGGACGCAAACGCCGGATGCCTCACGCGTCTCTGGTCAGGCGACTCCGATCCATGGACCTCATCTCCTTCGACCCAGCGAAAGCCCTATGGCTCAACCTCTCGCGATTAACTTCTTCCGCTGGCTAAAGATTTAAGCAACGTCCACCATGTGCAACGCAAGCCAACCGCAAGGCGTAAGCCAATGCCTAAGCCTTCCCGGCCCATGCCGTCCAAGGTTCAGTTGGAACGTCAGCGCCGCTTCAACGCGTATCTCAAGCTGTGGCAGAAGATGCAGGACAAGGAGGGGGAAGCAGGTGGCTAAACTCAACGACATGACCGCCCCGACCAAGGACGCCAAGTCCTTCGACGCGTGGTTCTTCAAGCAACCCAAGAAGTCCCAGGACAAGATGCGGGAGAATGGTGTGCTGCCATACTCCGAGATGGTGCCGAGCAAGCACGTCTTCGACATCGACCCCAACCATCCGGCATGGGCGACCGAGGATGGTCAACTGATACGCACGGAGAGCGAGACCTTCATCTCCCGCGATCATGTCGGCGTGATGCTCAAGGCGTTCATCGATGCCATCGCCGTCTCGAACTCGATGGCGTTCCGTCGTCACGTCGAGCTGGTGCGCTGGGCGTTGTCCCTGCCCGGGTGCCTGGACTCCCGCACCATAGGCAAGATGCATCGGCGCACGCACTTCTGGGTGCGATGGCAGGGCAAGAAGATACGCAAGGCCGTGAACAGCGATGCCTGCGGCCTCTATCCGCACGTCAACGCGAGGAGCGGGTCGGCGATGATGAGGTCGATGCGGTGCTTCTCGACCATCTGCCCGAGGTACTCGACGAAGGCGAAGCCCGTCTTGGTGGCCTGTCGGACGAAGACGAGGTTCTCCTTGAGCAGTCGGCGGTCGGACTCGTGGAGCTTCGCGGTGGCCCCGATGATGGCCTCGGAGGCGTCCCCGAGGTCGTTCTCGGCTTGCACCATGAGGATGCGCAAGGGTCGGACGGGCTTGAGGCTCCAAGGGGCGTGACCGATGGCCCAATTGACGGCGAGGTGGGCCGCCATCGACGACTTGCCCGTGCCCGAGAAGCCCACGATCTGGAACGGGTAGCCTTGGCAAATCCAACGGCGCTCGCCCCCGATGAGGACCGTCTTGTCGTCCTTGGGGTCGAAGGCCAGCATGGCGTCGAGGTCGAAGTACTCGGTGGAGTTGTCCCCTCCTGGTTGTCCCTTGCGGACCTGCAGGCTTCGGGCAAGTTGGTCTTGGGCGAGGAGGATGGCGTCGGGATCGGCGCCAGGTTCGCCGACGACCTGCAGGACGGCACGGGCTTGCTCCGCAAGTTTGCGGAGATTAAAGGTCTTAATCACCGCATCGGCCCACGCGGGGTTCGGCTGGATGAAGGCCCCCGTGGTGGCTAGGTCGGAGACCTCGAAGGCTTCAACGGGCGAGCCGAGGGTGCGAAGGCGTTCGGAGACCGTCAGCTCGTCGGGCGTGACCCCCTCGTCGATTAGCCCGGTGATGGCGGAGGCGATGTCCTGATGCTTAGGCTCAAAGAAGCAGGACGGCAGGAGTCCGCTCGGGAGCGGTGTGCCTTGGGCGACGGAGACGGCGAGGATGTGCCGTTCCGCGTTGAGGGCGGAAGGTGGGATGGGTTCCATGGCTTGGAGGTTGGCGGACTAAGGGGCTTAGGACTTACGCTGGCGAGTCTTTTCTCCGTAATGGGCGGTCGGGTAGGGCTTGGCGTCCCTGCGGATGACCTTGCGATAGGTGCGTTTCTCGATGATGCCGAGTTTCATTCCCTTGAGGACGTATTCGCGTGCGGCGTTGCGCTTGCACTTCCAGACCACGGCCCACTCGTCGATGGTGCGGAAGCCTGCTGCGGGCTTCTCGGCCGTCTGGTGGATGGCTGACATCACCTTGAGGAGCAAGGGGTCGGGCT